CCTGAGAAGCCGTTGTTTAGCGTATTAGCAGCCTTAACTTGCTTGGTGTATGCCATAGCACGAGCCAAAGCCTTGGTGTAGCGAGCTGAGAGAGAATCGTACAAGTTATCTTCGATTGCTTCTTCAGTTAGCGAGAAACCAAGAGCGATAGTTTCGTGGTTGTAACGTGAAGTCCAAGCTTCCTGGCCGTTGTCGTAAGCGATGGCAGAGCCTTCATTCTTGACAGGTGCGGCTGAGAATCCAGACAGTTTTGTTTCTTCTTCGAAGGAACGCTCAGAGGTCTCAGTTTCGTAGATCTCTTTGTGCTCTTCGCCGTAACGAGCGTACTCCAAACCGAACAATGCATTCAGTCCTGGGAGCAACTCTTTCAGTAGTTGTGCGCGTGAAATAGCCATTTAATTGTCTCCCTTTAGACGTAAGCCAAACCTGTTGCATTGTTATATTGATGGATACCAAAGTTGATCTTGACAATCACTTCGCTGTAAGTAGTAGGCGTAGGTGATGTAGCAGGAACAACGTCAATGACCCGTACTGGGAACGTGCTGGTAACTGCTGGGGAAGTGCTCAGTACTGAGTATGAAGAATTACCATTCAGAGTGCTGCCAGCTGTTGCCAGAATTGACATGTTGGTACCAATTGCGTTTTGGGTAACAGTTGCCATTACTACGCCGCTTGAACAGACAGCTACTTGGTACAGAGTATCAGGATCATCTGCAACAATCGCATAGATCTCAGTTCCAGCAGCAATAGAAATAGACGCTGGATAATACTGTGAACGTGTAGGTGTGCCATTTGCTGCAGTGTAGAAACAGCCCAAGAATACTCCAACTGGGGTATTAGCGGTTGTACCTGTATCTTTTTCAATTGTGCCGCCAACAATTCTTTTGACAAAATCGCCAAAGAAGATATTAGTTGCATAACCTGATGCTATTTCCATGTTACGGGTGGAACCTGCAAAAACTTGTCCACCAATTAGGTTTATAGGCCGTAGCCCATAAGGTCCATTAATAGTAGGGTAAGCCATGTTTTAACTCCTTAAAGGTTTTTATTTGCCTTTGCCAAATGAAGTAGTAGATTTACGCTCATTAAACATCGGCATACGAGGATCACTTTGTCTCATCAAACTGTTATCTACAGACTCAATCTGGCTCTCAGCTTGTTTGCGATAAAACGCATTACGCTGCTCCACGAACTCAATCGGAGTCTTACATAGCAACAGTCCACCGACTTCAATATTGTCCTTAAAGCGACTCGTGGCGTCGATTAACAGTTGGAATTGTGGCTGCTCTTCAATCTTTACCGGTTCCCATCCTTCTCGGAGTTTGGCCGAAAGGTTACGCGGGTCCGATACATTTAAAGTTGACACCCTAACCCAGCGATATGCGTATCCAGGTAACTTTACCGGTTCAGGTAAAAGCTCCGGCGGCCTCCACTGCTCTGGACGCTGCGCTTCAATACGTGTATCTACATTTCTACTTATTCTGTTTTCAGCCATTATTGGCCTCCATTTTTTGAACTTCACGATAATATTGCTCAGGCGTTAGCTTGAGCTTCTTTGCAATATTTAACTGCGATTGCTTGAGCATTACCTTTTTGGAGGAAGTGCTCCTGCTCGCAGATGCAACTATCGTATTTGGTTGTGTACGCTGCTTGCTTGTGGGCTGCGTTTTTTCTTCTTCAAAGTTCTCTGGGAACCGTCGGTGCATTGTCTCATCGACTTTCTTCCAGTATTCATCCGTTGATGCATAACTTGCCCCGTGTTGAGTAATAAGTTTTTGATGTAGCCCTAGAGCTAGACTTGTCATCTCTTCATCTTTCCCGAACCAGGTATTGCGCTCTTGCCACGCCATAGCCCGTGAATCAGGTTTTGGGACTTCAGCTTGTCTATTTACAGCAATTTCTGGTTCTTGTAAAGCGGGTACATATTCTTTTGCTTTCTGTAACTTATACTGTGCACCTGATAATTTCTCTTGGGCGTTTACCAACTGATCTGAATCTCCCAGATCATATGCCTCCTTATATTCCTTCTTGGCGGCATTAATCTCAAGTTCTGCAGCGCCCTTATAGGTTTCTATAAAGCTTTTCTCGCCATGACTTAGGCGTGACTTAAGCGCCCTATTCTCATTCTGAACGCTCTGGGCATAAGCCATAGCCTCATTCTGCTCACGCAGTGCCTGCTCCTTCTCTCTGCGCTCATCATGCCAGACCTTCTTAAACTGCTTAAGCTTAGTCTTGACAGAATCCGAGTACTCTTCCAGCTCATCCTTATCTAGGTCATCAACCACATCCTTGGGCATAGCATCCCGGTTTCTGTCCTTCTCTGGAGTATCGTCCTCTATCTCAAACTCAAACTCAGAGACAGCCTCAGCCTTTTTCTCATCAGGAAACTCATATTCATCTTCCATGGTCTTCTCCTTAATTGTTACCTTTCGGTATTTTAAATTCTACTAATTCCTCTTGGGTCTTCTACTACTGCCTCTACCGTGTCATCATTTATCAACCTAAACTCCTTGCCGTGAATCTTCAAACGGGTTCCTGAACTAGGACGAGCCAAGATAAAGTCTCCTTCCTTACACCAAGGACCTGCCGGGAATCTCCCTTTGTCGGAGTAACAGTCCGGTCCTAAAGCAATTACAAAGAATACGGTACTGAGCACTTCTTCAAACTGACGGGTGGTGTCAGCCTTTAAAAGGCCACTATCATATTTCTCTTCTATAACCGGTATGCTTACCAAGATGTGGTAGCCAGTCGGCTTAGGTAATTGCGTTGCCTTTGTTTCTTCTGTTGCCTCGTCGCTTTCTGTAGCGATTTCAGTCATCTTCTTGCTCCATAGTTTTTGCAAGGTCAAGGATAAATCCCTCTGATAGGGATAGACCTCGAATCTCCCCACAAAGTTTTTGGTACTCAGGGTAATCCCTTGCTCCGTTTGTGACGATAGCGCTGGATATCTGATCTCTCTTTCTTCTTACTTGCTCAAGAATTATTTCTAGAGTCTTTTCCATTATTTTCCTTAGATTTGTCGGCGGCCTCAGCTGCTTTAGCTAATAACTTAGCAATTTCTAACTGGTTGCGTGAGTCATGCTCCGCCTTCTCTTTTGCTATTTTTGCTCCTAGCTTTGTACCTTCCAGCTCCATTGTTGCTTCCAGCGTTGCCCTATCTTTTGCAGACTTCGCGCCAACTTGCATACCGGCAATCTGCTGCTGAGATTCAATCTTTGACTTTTCAAGCTCCAAATTATCTGCCTTGGCGGTTGCGTCAATCATCAACTGCTTCTCTTTTATATCTACCTCTCTACTCTTCAACTCAACTTCCTTAGCCTTGAGCTGGAGCTCTTGCTGCTGCATCTGAACAATAGGATCTTGCTGAGCTTGCTGAGCTTGCTGTTGTGCAGCTTCTGCCTGATCCTTCTGCAAGAGCTTGCCTGCCGCTGCCGCCATCATCCGCGATACCTCAACTTCCATATCCTTAGACAATTCATCATCCATAGCCGGCAATGGAACGCCCAATTGCTCCTCTATCTCTTTGCGATATTGGAATGCAATGTGCTCGTTCATATGAGCCATACCTGCCGCCGCCATTACCTGTGCCTGTGGATTTTGTGCCATAAGTTGTGCCAGCTTTGGATCTTGTGCCAAAGATTGATGCACAGCCATATGCGCCTTATGGTCCTGATAGATAAAGGCCTTAACTGGCTTGCCGTTCAATATCGCCATGTTCTCTGATACAGGATCTTTTGGCTTGAAGTCCTCTGCAGCTGGGACAAGCTTCTCAATATTCTTAATCCCCAAGACCTCTAGCATCTGGCGGTTTAACTCCACTTGGTCAAATATCTGTGGATTTGCCGTTGCCATCTGCATTACCGCCTGATACTGCACAACCTTTTGCGCCATAGTAGAAGCATTAGGATCTGATACAGGGATAACATCACAGTGGTCATAGTCAGATTTCTTCGCCTTGCGGCTACCTTCTATCGGCTGGTAGTCATAGGAGTCTGGTGTGCAGTCTCTAATAATCTCTTTAAGCAGCTTGAATTCCTGCTTCATCGAGTAATAGATACGCGCCTGTACCGCAGACATAACCTTCAATGACCGCTCTAATATTGCCAGCGTAGTACCTACAGGCGCATTAGAAGACATATCAGAAACATTCATGTCAGCTGCTGAGGCAAATCTGCGACCGTCCTCAATGATCTGATTCATCAGCTGGAACAGAACCTGACTAGGCTCTTTGTACGGCAGAGGCAAGATGTTGTCCCGAATAGTTCCAGATGCTACGTCCACATCCCTAAACTCACCCGGAGCGATAGGAGTGTCATCGCCCTTAACCCGCATACCCTTAGTCTTCAATCCGCCAGGTAGGTTAGATAAAGTACCCGCATCCACCAGTTGGCGAATGATAGAAGTACCCGACTTGGCAAATGCACCAATTAGATGGATCAGCCCAAAGCAATAGAACCCAAATCCGGGTATGTATCCATAATGGACAAAGTGCGACCGCTTCTGCTTAGTAGGATCTTCTGGACGCCAGTTACGACGAATAGCCAATACGTCCTGAGTACCCTTGTCTATTGTTACAATGTACGGCAGAGCAATGCCCGTCTCTTCGCCATCTTCTTCGTCCTCATACCCAGGCAGATCAAGGTATACCTGCATTTCCAGCAGCTTATACCGGTCATCCATCGTTGCCCTAAACCCCATCTGTTCCGCTATCTTCTTCTCAACTTCATCTAGCGTATTGACTGGATCAGGCAAATCTATGTCACGGTAAAACCCAGCAGCCATTAGCCGCTTCAGTTCATTCTTGGTCTTACGCATTACATGAGTAACGCGCTCAGATGTCTCTATGTTCGAGGCGCCATAAGGAACAACTACGTCCTCCGCAGGGACAAACAAAGATACCTGTCTGTCCAACGACGGGTCAAAATACACCTTCTTGAACGCATTGCCCGACAAGCCCAGCCCCCACAGCAGTCTTTCATGCTCAGGCCGGAACTCAACCATCACCTCAGTTAGCTGGTAGTTCATATCCTCCTGAACTCGCTCAGCAGCTTCCCGTACTTCCGGCGTTTCCTTGCCAACAATCTTAGTCTTCACAGGACCAGATGCTGGGAACGTAGACATGATCGTCTCTGACTGGAACTTGACCAAAGCTTCCGCCAATAATGGGTGGTAAACTCCACAAGCACCCTCCCACGGCTCAGCACGTTCCTCAATCTTCATGCCCAATAGCTCCAGACCGTCAACATAGGTCTGCATCCAATCCTTTCTTGCGCTTACATCGTCCTCATAGTCTTGGATCAAGTCACCAGCAATACTAGCTAGCTCACCCTCGTCCATTTCCTCAGCAAGATTGATCTCAAACTCAGGATCGCACTCCTCAGCCTCATCAATCTCACCACTTAACTCTATCTCTACGTCCTCGTTATCGCCTTCCTCATCCATTAGAGGGGTCGGGTACAAAGCCTTGTCAAAGTCCATGTTTACTCCCTAGTAATAAGTCTTCTTTCGTCTAAATCCAATATTATCATCTTCCTCATCAGAGTCGAGCCTTAAAAACCCACCCTGCCTAAACCGTATCAGCGCCTGTACCGTAGAATCCACCAAGTCATCATGCTCCGCATTGGGGAATCTCGCCATTTCTTCTATAACCTCATCCGCCCACTTGGTCTCCGGGGCCCATACCCGACCAGACCTGAATAAATCCGTCACAGAATTGATCCGAACGAACTTGTCGTTACCCCGCGTAGGCGTATAGTCCGATACCATCACACCCATCCGCCGTAACTCAAATATTAGCGGCGCTCCAGCAGCTTTAGCCTCAATAATACAAGCATCAGGCTGCCACTCATCGTAGAATCTCTTCGCCGTGTCCTTTAACTCAGGGAATTCTAGCTTATCCTTCCACGCATCCAGCATTATAATGTTCACATTATCAGGATCTTCGTCTAAATTGAAAATCCCCCATGTGGTGCAAGCCGAATAATCCGCCCGCTGGCTCTTGGTGAACGCAGTATCCCATGATTGTATGATAAAATCACATTTCGGAGGCCTTTCTCGCTCCCATACCTGCCACCAATCCCTCTTTACTATCGCCCCCTCTTCCCCAGTCGGCTTCTGCTGGTACTGAGCGTTCCACTTGTATACAGGCAGCTCTTCTTTTAGAGCCAGTAGCTCACCCAATGACCAAAACTCAGGCCACAATGGTTTACCGCTCGGCATAATCGCCGGTAATTCTATTACCTCCCAGTCCGTAGAGTCACTCTTTAAAACCTTGCCCGTTAAATCTTTATCACTCCAGCGAGTTTGTACAATGATTATAGCCCCACCAGGCTGTAGTCGCTGTCTAGGCCCAGATGTATACCACTCGTATACACCATCAAATACACTCGGGTCCCCCTGCGCTAACCTCGCCTCCTGCTCAGAGTGCGGATCGTCCACAATCAAAAGGTCAGCGCCCTTGCCCGTTACCGTACCGCCAACCCCAATGGCAAAGTAATCCCCACCATGGCTCGTGGCCCAGCGGCCCGCA